TCCCTCCAAATGGTGAACGTGAGACTCACCCTGGCGATGATATGATCTCCGACGTACTTGCTCATACTGGAGGCGTTGATCAGGGATGGGCCATCGGTGATCACCTGAAGCAACTTGTCCTCTGCCGCTTCCACGCTGTCCAGCACGTCCAGGAACGCCGTTTCCCTGTTGCCCTTGGGCGTCACCCGGTAGGCCAGCCACACGTCGACCGCCTTGTGCTTGTCAACCCTGTCTCCGCTCAGCTCCGTCACCCCTTCCGTGCGAACCTCCAGGCGGTACGCCTTGTTTATCGCAGAGCTCGGGACGGCATCGAAGTCGAACATATCGTCGGCGAGCTTGTAGCCAAGGGTCTCGATGCCCGCCGTGATCAGCCCTACCTGCGTGCGCGTGTCGCTCATCGGTCGAGCCTCACGTTGCCGAAGCCCACGGCGCTCTCGACATCCCCATCCTCGTCCTCATCGTAGTCGATTGAGAGGTTGGCGAAGTCGGCCTCGAACTGCTCCGACATCTTCAGGTATCGCTGCCACCAGATATCCTCCGTGCTCTTGGCGAAATCGTTGAAGATCATCGCCAACGTGCGAATCACCACCAGATCGTTGACCTGGGAGGCGTCCACCATGAGCACGGCCCGCCGGCCCTTCTCCTTCAGCTTGCGCCGCACGTCATCGAAAGCCCTGCCGATCTGCGCCGTGTAGGTTGTATGGCCATCCCAAATGTGGTCGGCAATTTCGGGGTAGAGCTTTTTCAGATCGTCATCCACCACCGAGCAAGTGAGCGGGGTGCGGCAATCGTCGAAAAGGAAATTGACCGTGTACACCGTACCGCTGTAGGTGTACTTCAGGATGAGGCGGTAGTTCTCAATCGGCTCGGTTTCCCGCTCGGACGCGGGGATGGCACAGGTGATTTCGTCGGCGCTCTCGGACAACGTGCAAGCCCTATCGGTGAACTCAGCATCGGCCAGGGCGTACCCCGGCCAGCACATAGTGAGGGAAGCCGCTGACGGGGTCACTTGGACCCCGTCAACGTATAGCTCAAAGGTCGGCGTGTAGGCTGAATCGAACAGGGCCTCGGGGTTGGTCAGCTTGACGGCGTGCATTTACTTCTTGCGCCTGTACTGGCGCTTCTTCTTCTCAGGCGCAGGGGCGGGCGGATCCACCTTGGGCTCTGGAACCTCCACCAAGGGACAGAACGTCGGCGTGGATGTCGGATCTGGAGCAGCCGGCTTCTCGATCAGCACCGGCACAACCTTCACGGGCGGCGTGCTCAGTAGCGGCCTGTTTTCAATATGCCAGTCCTTGTCGAACTTCAGGCTGTTCTCCCACAGACTCAGCGGAACAACAGCCACCTTCCCGTCCTTGCGGACGATGCGAATGCACTCCCCCTGCTTGCTCATGATCAGGAGGTGAACCAAGCCTTCAGCAGGCCATTGCCCTTGCCGGAGTACAGCATCTTGGAGCCGTAGACCATCAGGGACTTGACCGCGGTGGCGAAGCGCAGCTCGGGGCGGTATACGATGGTGTTGCCCTCGGGGATCTGCATGGCGAAGGTGATGCCCGCGTTGGTGCCAGCCAAGCAGTTGTGAACGACCTCGGTCGAAGCGGTGCCGCTCATGTCCTCGTCGCTCTCAACCACGTTGTTGCTCTCGTAGATGTCGAACCCGAGGAACTTGCCGACGTAACCGTTCACGGTAGCCTGGTCGCCGAGCTGGGTGCCGCGGCCCACCAGGTACGCATTGATGGCCTCCTTGACGCGAGGGCTGACCACCAGGAAGCGGCCAGTGACCGGGATATTGTTCTCGGTCATGACGCGCCCCAGCTTCAGGATGTCGGTGTGAATGACAGAACTGGAGCAGGCGGCAGTCGGGCTCACGGTGAGGTCGGCGTGAACGCCGGTGTACAGGCCCAGGATGTGCTGGTCGATGGTGTCCTTCATCGCGTAGGCCGCACGCTGCAGATACGCTTCGAGGACGGGGACCGGCATCTGGGCGATGTTGATGGCGTCGATCTGGAAGTTGAAATACTTCTGCTGATCGATGTTCATCGTGGCATCGGTGCCGGTGGTCGCATCGGGGGTAGCGTGATCGGTGTCCTTGGTATAGTTCTTGACGGTGATGTTTCCGGGAGTCCAGATCTTCACGCTGTCGCCAGCCTGCTTGATCTCGCCCTCCCACCAGTTGTTCGTAATCTGCTTGGCCACCAGGATCTTGTCGAGCTGGGCCAGGTAGATCTTGGAAAGAAGATCGGGAATGAAAGTTTCAGCCATGTTTGCCTCCTACTTGATTTGTCCTGCGAAACCCTGCTTGAGGATTTCGTGTGAATTCTTGAGAAGTTCATCCGGGCTCATGGCGTTGATCTCGGACATGGAGAGTGCCTTGCCGCCGGGCTTCCACGGCGTACCGCCCTTGTTAGCGGTGCCGGGAGCGGGCGCAGGGTCGGCCTGCTTGAACAGGTAGGGCTTGGCTTCCCGCAGGGCCTTGAACACGTCGTCCAGGTTCTGCGGCTCGTCGTTCTCGTTGAACTCCACCTGCTTGGCCAGGATGTCGATGTAGTCGTCGTCAACCAGCTCGTACTTCCGCGCAGCGGCTTTGAGCTCGGCTCGACGCGCCTTCGCCGTTTTATCGGCGAGTTGCTTTTCCTTGGCATCGACCAGTTCCTTGAGCTTGCCTTCCTCTTTGAGCTTGGCGTCATTGGCCTTGTCCTGTGCGGAGCGAAACTCCGACAGTTCCTTCTGGGCCTTTTTCAGCTCCCCCAACAGTTCCTTGTTCTTCGCCAGAAGTCCTTCTGGGTCTTTCACCTGCGCTGCAGGATCAGACTGGCCCGTAGGGCCGTTGCCGGGGTCAGCCGCGGGCTTACCGGCGGGATCGTTCTCTGCCATTGACTACTCCTCTGGTCCGCTCCCTCGCGCTGCGTGAAGCGTTCCTGGAATAGCAATAACACAAATGTTGCGAATTGCAACAAAGTTGTTACGAGCGGAAGGGAAGTTGTTAGATCAGGCTGCCCCGAAGTTTGCGCCAAAGCTCACGCCATTGCTCATCGGTGAACTTCACAATAGCCTCAATTATGTTCTTGTCCAGCCCCATGAACTCGCGCTTCGGGGCGTGGCCCTGGCCGAAGTTGTGAACGACGCCCAGGGTGTAGTGGTCGACATTTCCGCTGTGATACTGGTCGGGAACGTAGACGCGAATCACCACGCGGCCCGTGGTGCTCAGCACCTCGAATGCGAACCCGGCCTCCGACATGAGCTTCCCGGTCTCCGTGAGGTTCGCCCAGGACCGGCCCTTCTTCTTGGCGTATGCCTTTGAGTACGGGGTGAACTTTAGCCCCGCCACATCGAAGCCCCTGCGCGTGCGCGAGGTCACTCCACGGATGGCGATGCGGGCGATGCCTGCCGCCTGCTTGGACCCCGGGCGCTCCAGTTCCTCAAGCATCGCGTCTTTCAGCTTGTCCCAGGTTTCCTTGTGGAGTTTGACCTTCATCTATTTGCCTTCAGCCAATCCTCCAGGAAGCGGATGCGGCCCTCGACGGACTCGATATCATAGAACGCCTGGGGCAACTTGGCTCCATTCGCGGCCTTCAGGTAATCAGTCATCAGGTCATCCAGCCGCTCAAACAATTCATAAGAAACCTCCCGACCCACGACCAGCTTGCCCGTGTCGGCGATGATGATCTTCCCGCCCTTGAGCAAGTCCGCCGACATGATAATCAGGTCATCGGGCACAAGGCAGCACCGGCAGCGGTCCTTGCAGATCGTGTCGCCAGCCAATGGCTCCGTGCGCTCGGTGATCCAGACCTCATACGATGCCGGCGGCATCTCGGCCAGCCGCTCGCAGTCGGGGCACACCCGGTCGTCGCCCATGTTCAGCCACTTCCAACTGTAATCGTCGAAATTGATATCACGGTTCAGATCAACGGCCATTGGTCAGCTCCATGAAGTAGCCCAAGTCGGCGATGCGGGCCAGCGCCCCGGCAACCATGCGCTTCACCGTGGCCCTCAGCGCCTCATACTCCATCTGCCCGGCGTCCGAGCGCAGCCATGCGTCGATGGCCTCTTGGTCAGCCCCGCGCTCGGCCATGACGGCCAGGTGCATCTGGTACTTGCGTTTTGTGATCGCGGCCTCCTGGTCGATGCGCTCGCGCAGGATCTCCAGCTCGGCTTCCAGCTTCTTCTTCAGCGTCATGCGCCCCTCCCCATTTTCCCACGCACGTACTGGCCGAAGGTTGCCCCCTCTTGTAGCGCCTGCTTGACATGGGGCCGGATAACCACGATCACCCGCTCGCCCAGGCCCGACACGTCGAATGCGGACCGCCCGAACTGCGCGTCGATCAGCCCTTCAGCCTCGGTCTCGATGGCCTTCACCTTGAGCCTGTACCCCCTGATTACTTCACGCATGGTTCCTCCAGCGCCTTGACCAGGGCGCGAATCGGCTTGTTGTCTCGGACGTGCACCTTGCCGTCGCTCAGATCAGCCGGCAGCATCCCTGCGGGATCGGCATAGAGCGCGTGCGTGTCCATGAAGCGCCATTGCCTCTCGCGGCAGGCGTCCTTCAGATAGCGGTTGATCTTCCGCGTGTACAGCGCCCGCTCGCCATCCGTCCCGGCAACAGGCCACTTGATTGTCTCGGCTCGTTCCCTAGTCGATGGAGGGGTGACGCTCACAATGCAGACCTTGGCCCCATTCAGCGGCAGGGATGCGATGCGGTCACAGTACGCCTTGACCAGCCCACGCAGCAGAGCGTTGACGGTGACCTTCCGATGCTCCAAGATGGGCTTGACGTAGCACCTCATGTCGATCTCGCCGAAGTTGAACACGACCCAATCCCCGGGCGCCAAGCTCATGGATGCCACTTCATCGGCAATCAGGGCATCTTCCTTCACCCCAACCCGCTTCATGGTCACCGGGCCGACGTAGTGAACGGCCCCCGGCATCCCGCCGAAATTGGCCAGCACATGAGAATCGCCGATATAGTGGATCATGAGAGTTCAGCGTACCCGAAGAAGAATATCCCGTCCCGCACGATATTGACCGGGAGCCCGGGGAACAGCGCCCGAAGCGTGTCCTCCGTGTAGACGCGCAGATGCCCGGGGTCGTTCACGGGCCTGTTGGGCGTGGAGAACGCGATGCGGTATTTGGCCACCCCTAGCATTTCATCCACGAAGCGCCGGTCATCGGGGACGTGCTCGAGCACCTCGGAGCATACCAGGGAATCGTAATGCCCCGTCATTTCCAAATAGTCATAGTCCTTGGCGTAGAAAAACGTGTACTGCGGGAAGTCCCGCCGCGCCATCTCGACAGCCGTATGCCCGAAGTCTATCCCCGCCCATTCTCCCGGGTGCAGCAATGCCAGCGCATGAGTAGAGTGCCCGCAGGCGCAGCCCACGTCAAGGAATCGCCCACCCACAAGTCGCTCAGCCATGGCGACCAAGCGGACGCGGTGCTTGGGGTTCTCGTTGTGGGTATAGATGCGCTTCTTGATCCAATGGCCATTGAGGTATTCATCAGCGGTCATTTTATGTTCCCCTCCATGTCATCCAGCGTTTTGAATTCAATCCCGTTCCGGCTCGCAAATTCAGCAAGAAAGTCCAGGCGCTCCACCATGACCTTGTGCATATACAGGCACACGATGCCGTCGATGGCGGCGTTCAATGCCCCGACGTGCGGGATGCCCTTGCCCTTGCCGAAGTTCAGCGCCCCGTAAATCCTTGGCAGGGGCGGCAGATAGACTCCACCGCCCCCCACCTTCAGCGTCTTGAATATCTTCAGCAGCCGGTAATCCGACAAGTTGGAGCGATTGCCCCAGGGATAGGAGTAATGTCGCGGCGTCAGCCCGTAGGCATTCATCTTCAGGATGCCGCGCATGATTTCCTTCTCGATGAACGCGTCGATGGTATACTCCGTTTCTGTTCCCGCCCGAAGGTGATCGTACCCATGGAACGCAATCGCATGGCCATCGTTCTTCAGGTCGACCAGCTTCTGCCATTGCTCGTCGGTATAAGAATCCAGCGAGCACACGAAGAAGTTCGCCCTGATGCCCTTGCGCTTGAAGTATTCCCTATGGGCGTTCCAGTCGTCGATGAAAATGTCGTCGAATGACAGTATGATCACTTGCGCTCCATGATCCACAGCTCGCGCCCGCCGGCAGCAGCCATGCCGAGGAAGCTGTTGTCGATCTTCTTCACCACCTGGAAGCCGTTATCATTGAGCGAGTTCTCCAAGTAATCCCTGCCGATCAGCGTCTGCGTTCCCACGATATGATAGGCGACCGCCTCCTTGTCCCATGTCCGCAAGTCGAGGATCAGCTTCTCCTTGGCCTTGGCACACAGATCGTCGAGCACCGGGCCGTACACGCCAACGGGGAAGTAGTGCATCAGCCCCATGCAGGACACGATATCGTACTGACCGAAGTGCGACTTCACCTCGAGCCAATCGCCACGGTGGAACGTGATCTCGTTGGCCTCCAGGACGCCCTTCACCTTCTGCGCCACGTTGTAGACCTCTTTGCGGATCTCCACACCGTCTACGCTGGACGCGCCATAGTTCCAGGCCATGAAGCACGAGAATCCCACCTGAGAGCCAACGTCCAAGTAGGTCTTGCCCTGGAAGTCAATCTCCTTCAGGTGATTCCACTTCTTCGCCTCGCACGCCCGCACCCAAGCATGGTCCTTGCGGCTCAGCCCGCAATCGACGATGGTCCCGATCAGCCCCTCGATGTTCTTCCAGCACGTTCTCCCTGCTACCACGTCAACCCCCTTCAGCCCCTTGGCTCGCCGCACCCAGGAACGGTGACAGCCGTCCTCCAGCCGCTCACACTTCATGCAGTAATAAATCGGCCCGAAGGCGTCCACGTCAACCCGGCTGAACCGCTCGATCTTCTTCAGGAACTTTGTATTCCCCTTGCGCTCCCACATTTCACCCTTGGCCCACACCTTGCGGAACAGGGGGTCGTCGAACTCCAGATAGAACCGCTCACCGGGGAGCATAATTCCTCCCGTACCACTCAGCATAGAACTGCTGCCTGATGGCGGCGTACTCCGGGTTGTGGAACATACATCCGCTGTTGCTAGACTCAGGCAGGTTGCGATAGCGCCGCGTCGGGACAACGTGCTTTTGTGCCTCGGGGTAGACCTTCATCTGCCACCACAGGTCGTCGCAGTTATTGTGCATTCCCTTCGTGTCAAAGCCGATGTACTCCCTTGGCGTGAAGTAGACCACCCCGACGAAATCAACCTTGACGGGCAGCTTGACCTTGCTGGACGCATAGAACTCTGTATCGCCCCGATAGTTGGGCCCATGGAACGTGCGCCCGATGATCCCCACGATGCCCGTCCCGAACAGCTTCCAGCCATTGTATAGGTCCGTGGCGAACCCAGGCAGCGGGAGAACGTCGTCGTCAGCGTAGATGATGAAGTCCGTATCCGTCAGCGTGGCCAGCGCATAGTCCATCCGCGTCCCGAAGTCGCGGGGCATGGAGAACAGGACGATCCCCGGAGTCTTGGGCCTGAACGTGCCCGAGCCATCGGCCAGCCATACCTCATCCACGGGCTCGGCCTTCCACGCCGCAAGGATGGCGTCGAGGTTATCGAACCGCTTATACGTCGTGACGATAACCGTTATGGTCTTGCCGTCGATCATAGTTCAACTCCAAAATCCCGAAGGATTGTTTTTACCTTTGCCGGGTCGAATATGTACCCCGGCTTCACTCTGTACTTTCGCAGCCACGCATCATCGGCTGGACTGATGGCGATGCCCTGCTTGACGTTGGACCAGTTGTGCTCGTGCTTGACGATGCACATGAGATCGTCGGGCAGCTTGACGCCGTACACGTCACCCGACTTCCCATGCGTTGTGAAGTGCTGCTCCATGAACAGCGGCCAGTTGTGATAAATGGCCTTCGGGAAAATATGCGTGTAGCATGAGCTCGTCGGCTTGTCGTGCCGGGTGATGAACCCGTTCTGCATCGACCAGCAGAGCCGCTTCTTGAAGGCCAGCGTCACGCGCTTGCTCGGGTCAAGGTACATCTCGGCCACGCGCTTGACTTCCGCAATGGCCGTCCGGTGGAACAGGTCGTCGCTGTCAATTCGGGTGATCACGACGAAGTCGGCATCCAACGCAAGGTACTCCCTCTCTCCCCAATGCCGGCATACCTTGACGTTCTCCGGCCACGTCTCGGCCTCGACCAGATGCCCCCAGGTCTCCCCGGTCTGGAGGAACACCTGGAACTCCTGCGCCGTCTGCTCCTGGATGCTTTTCAGCGTGTACTTGCGAAAGAACTCGTTGCGATAGCGCACGAAGTCCTCCGTCATGGTCGTGGTGAACTTGGGGTGCGGCGGGCGGTCGACGTGCAGGAACACCTCGATAATATGCGCGTAGCTCATCCCCACCCCCACACCAGCCCCTTGGCCTGCCGCTCGCGGATCAGCTTCATGTCCCTGGCCTTGTGGATGCGGCCGTCATGGTGCGTCTGGTCCATCTCCTCCTTGTGCTCACAAGGATGGTTGTGCTGGATGACGGCTCGCGGCTCCAGCCAAAATGCCTGCCGCTTCTCGGCCTTGCTCACCTTGTCGCACAGCCAAAGGATCTCCTGGCAGGCGAACAGGAAATACCCCGGGAAGAACGGCTGGCGCCCCGGGAATCGTTGCATGAACTTGCCCCCGATCAGCCCTACGCCAGCCGGATGGAACTTGGCCTGGCCAACCTGGGTGAATCCAAGCACCCCGTCGTCGTCGAAAAACTTCTCCCTGAATACCCTGATGGCGGTCTCCAGCGCCCCAGGCTTGAACACCATATCGTCCACGGCGTAGAGCACCGCATCGGGGCAGCGCGGGGCCTCCTGGTTGCGAAGGAACACGGAGCCATGGTGGCCTTCGGTCACCGTCATGACGATATCCTCCCGCTCCTTCAGCGCAAGGTACGTCTGCCAATCCCCGTCGATCATGACGTGGGGAACGATGCGGACGCCGAAAGCCTGGCCGGGGATACTGTCGAGCATCCGCTTCAGCTTGGCCACCCTGCCACGGGTGGGGATAATTATATCTACACTACGCATCAATATACCCCCATGCCCGTCCATGTTCGATATCGTAGATTGTATATTTTGTCGTGTGATACATTTTGGCCAATTCAATGCGCTTATATTTACCAGACACTAAATCCCTTTTAATGTTCGCAACTTTCTTTTCTGAAAGTGTTGCAACACCGCTCTTATCGCCCCTTGGTTGCGTGCCAGGATTGCGTTGCTCCCTGTCAACGGCATTATCCTTTCTTGATCCAAGTCTTAAATGATCTGGATTGACACACCCAGGATTATCACAAGAATGCAATACGCATAATGACGAATCGAACAAACCACGAAATGCCCTAAAAACTACCCGATGGGCCAGATGGGATTTCCCAGAAAAAAAGACCACACCATATCCAGCCTTATTTTTGCAAGCCGTCCACTCCCAGCATTCACCCCGACTGCTATCAATTTTGTCAAATAATTTTTGCCCATCAACGATTGATTCAATTTGCCGCATTTTTTCCCCTGAATTTCCGGCTGTGCTGCCGGTGAATGATGATCGGTTGCTCCACCTTGTCCCGCTCGTCGAATATGTAGCAATACTCGGCGGGCAGGTTCACGAAGCGCACGTCCCGGCTCGATTGCTCAATCGCCGCCTGCAGGTTCATCTGCTCCTGCTGGCAACGAAACTTGTCGTTGGGCTTCTGGTTCAGGCGAATCCAATCATCCACGATGGTGCGAACCTCCGGGCAGTTGCGGAAGTACACTGTACCGCTCAGCAACTTCGTCCCGTGGAATATCCGCGCCCCAAGGTTACCGGGGAAATCGTCGAACAGGTCGGGGTACGCCAGCACTTCGGCGTCGGCGTCGATCCACACGATGGACCGCTCTGGGTACTTGTTCATCATGTCGCGCACGAAGTTCGCCTTGTAGAACGTCTCGCGCTGCCAGTCCTGATAGTTGAGCGAGGTCCGGCTGATCTTCTGGAGGTGGTGCTCGATGCCGAGATTGTCCAGTTCCACGCGCAGTCGCATGGCCGATTCCATGTAGTCCAGGGTGTAGAACGAGCACACGATGAACGGGCTCTTGGGCTTGCCCCGGTTCACCACATTTCCGAAAGGGAAGCACCTGATGTTTGAATTGGGATTGGCGTTGACCACCTGCACCCCCGCCTCGGCCAGCGCCGGGGCTATCTTCTCGAAGCCCTGCACCCACGTCCTCGTCGAAGGGTCGCATGACCTCACGGCGTATCCGTCATGCCAATGCGTCAGCCCGTGACTGTGCCCCATGTCGTACCCCAGGAGCACGATAGGATTGCACCCCAGGGCAACGGCCAAGGAGAGCGCCGCAAAGCCGCTGTTGCCCCCGGAATAGATGCCCTTGCTCAGCTTGCGGCTGACCCCAACCTTCCCGATCCAGTTGACCAGGTACACGTCGGAACGGAACTTGTAATGATGGGAATCTAACCATACCTTGATGCCCTTAAATCTGTCGTATGCGTCAAGGGCCTCCCGGGGCATCAGGTTCCGCTCCTCGTGATACCAGCGATAGAGGCGGGAGTCCATAGAAAACATCATGTCGGCCCATGGCGCACGCTCAATAGCCCGGTTCACGGCGATGACCCTGCCAGCGCCGCGCAGCAGCCCCCAATCGAAGTCGATCAGGCTCGGCCCGCCGCCAAGCAAAAAGCACCGCTCACCCTTCCACGCATCATCGGGCAGGATCTCCGAGATGAATGGAACGCCGCGTTCAGGCATTTTCCTGTTCGTCTCCGAAGTATTTGCTTATGCTGAATCCCTGCCCCTGCATTTCCTTCAGCTTGGCCATGTTGTCGATGATTAGTTTTTCCGCTTCCTCATCCGTCCCGGCATCGGGATTGAACTGCTTGTAGAACGCGGCCGGCGAGATGATGCCGTGCTCCAAGTCCCATGCCGCCTGCTTGCGCCGCTCCATGGGGTCGATGAACACGTCCATCTCGGCGAAGTCGATGGCGAACTTGTCGGCCAGATCCTCGGGCAAGCCGCCTATGTTGTAGGTATTGAACACCTTGACGATCATGCGGCAGAGCTCGGTCTCGAAGTTGCGGAAGAACGGCATCTGCTCCTGGCGCAAGTCGCGTAGCCCCCGGTTCTTGACCTCCAGGGACCGCCCGCTCTGGGCGTCGGGCGTGGCCGCGAACATATCGACGCTCAGCCCGTAGGTGTTCAGGAAGGCGTTCATGTCGGCCTTGATGGTTTCATCAAGCTGGCGAAGGTCGCCCTGCAAGTCAAGGAAGCCCACTTCGGCGCCCTCACCCCAGAGCTTCCAGGGGGATGACGGGTCGGTGAGCATTTTGTCGGGCAGATCCTTGGCGTTGGGCGCCTTCACCCACGGCTGCTTGAACGTCTGCCACTTGTAATAGTAATCCTTCAGCGTCCGCTTCAGG